CTCAGACGCGGGTCTAAAGCTGATCATTGATTTCGAGGTGGGCGGCGGTGAGGAGTACTACCGCAAGTTCCTTCAGAGCCCGACGTGGCCTGGGGAGCAAAGCGGCGTCACGATTGGAATTGGCTACGACTTGGGCTACGCCACATCGCAACAGTTCTCGGAAGCGTGGGAGGAACTGCTCCCCGAGTCCGATTACCTTGCGCTCACCGCCGCCCTCGGAGTCAAGGCAAACGCAGCCCGTGAACTCCTGCACGCCTCGCCCACAATGCGTTCCGTCGTAGTACTTTGGCAGAAGGCCGTTGATGTCTTCCAGAAGAACACGTTGCCCATGTTTTACCTGCGGATGCTGCGCATTTACCCGCAGGCCGAAGACCTGCCAGACGAGGCGCGGGACGCTCTTATCTCGCTGGTGTTCAACCGTGGCACAGCCCTCGCTGGGGACAGGCGGTCCGAGATGCTTGGCATCCAGAACGCGATGCGCGACCGCCGGTTCTATGACGTACCGGAACTCATCCGGTCGATGAAGCGTTTGTGGCCGAATACCAAAGGCTTACAACGCCGCAGAGACGCTGAAGCCGCCCTGTTCGAGAATGCTCTTGAGCCTAGGCGTAAGCGATAAACTCCAGCCCCTTGCCTTCAATCTTCGGGAGCATACCGTTCTCGTCGTAAATCCCTGCGCCCTTGGGAATAATGGTGTCAGGCGGCATTGCGCTGCCCATGGTTGCAATCGGCCCCGAGTCGGAATGCACCTTGGGCGCAAGGACAAGAAGACCCGCCTGAATGCCGTGAACACCGGTGAAACGCTGAACGAGAGTGTCGAAAGAGACTGGTTCCATGGGCCAATACGTTGCGAGAAAGCGTCTTGCGACAAAATGAAAAAAGATGTTGCGATACGCAAAAAATGCGTACATCTTCATCCCCGCCATGAGCTACCAAATCGATGCGAGGCACATGGTCTTCCGGTTCGGGGGAAAGAACCTGCTCTGGAAGAAGTTGGTGTTGGCGGGTGTACTTGTGCAACCGCGAACAATATCAACATGGGTTCGCAGACGGAAAATCCCGCTGGATAAGTTCGCCGCGCTTGTTGCGTTGGCGCACAACGAAGGCTGGTCGCTCCGACTCGAAGACGTGTGCCATAAACTGAAAAGAGAACTAGAAAATGAACCTAAAAAAAATGAGGGACGAGATAGCCAAACGGCTAACCAAAATCTCCGTCCTTGAAGATGAGATAAAGACGCTGGAGGAAGCCATCATGCAAGAGCATGGGGCCAATCTTCAGAACCTACTGAAGGAAAGCGGACGCGGTTACGGTGAACTATCCACCGAGATTGACGGCGTGAAACTGAAGTACGAGGTGAAGGCGACATACCTCTGGGATCAGGGGAAGTTGCAGTCCTTGTACGAGTCATTGCCTCTGGCGGATGCGCGTGAGCTCATCAACGCCAAGCTCTCGGTGGCTGCAAAGACCATCGAGCGCATCGGCAACGAGGACGTTCTGCGCCGCGTTATGGAAGCACGCACCACCAAGTTCAGCGAACCCCGTATCTCCTTCAAGTAATGCTCAAAATCATTAAAGCAGACGAGCGCCTCAAGCGCACCTCGGACTGCGTGAAAGCGGTTGTGTTCGGCCCTGCCGGCGTTGGTAAAACCTACCAAGCTCGCACGCTGGACGCGAAGAGCACACTGTTCGTTGACCTCGAAGCCGGTACGCTGGCACTTGGCAAAGACTGGAAGGGCGACTGCCTCGACATCCGAGCGACGTCGAACGAGATGGGCGCGCATCCGTGGGAGCTGGCCAAGGCCATCGCCCTGTGGCTCGGTGGGCCCGATCCTGCGGACGCCAACGGTTCCTACAGCAAAGCAGCGTATGAGTCCGTTGTGAAGGCGTTCGGGCCGGCCTCGGGGCATGAGCAGTACGAGACGCTGTTCGTTGACTCCATCACCGTCGCAAGCCGTATGTGCTTTGCATGGTGCCAGCAGCAGCCCGAGGCGTTCAGCGACAAGACCGGCAAGCCCGACACCCGTGGAGCCTATGGGCTTCTTGGACGCGAGATGATTCGCTGGGTGACCCAGCTTCAGCACTGCCACAAGAACGTGGTGCTGGTGGGCATTCTGGAACAGCAGGAAGACGAGTTGAAGAGGAAGTACTGGGACGTTCAAATCGAGGGCTCGAAGACGGGCCGCGAGTTGCCTGGTATCTTCGACCTCGTTCTGACGCTTCAGAACTTTGAGGCAGAGGACAAGTCGCAGTACCGCGCCTTTGTATGCCACCAACAGAACCCGTGGGGTTACCCCGCAAAAGACCGCTCCGGCACGCTTGAGCTTCAGGAACCCGCTGACCTTGGTAAGGTGCTCGCCAAGATTCGCGCAGGTAAACGCATCGACACCACAAAACACTAAAAACAAAAATCAAAAGTCATGTTCAATTCACAGTCAACAAACGTCGGGTCAACAGAGATGGAACTCATCCCAAAAGGAACGGTCGCCAAGGCCATCCTTGTGGTGAAGGAGCGCAAGAGCAGTCAGTCAACCGGTGGTGACTACCTATCCATCGAGCTCGCCATCCAAGGGGGTCAGTACAACAACCGGCGCGTGTTCGGGATGGTTTGCAACCCGTTCGATGAGAACAACAGCGAGGTGTGGCGCCAGATGGGCATCGGGGCCATCACTCGCATTCTTGAGAGCAAGGGCGTCTTCAACTACGAAGACCCTGCCTCATACGAGCAGTTCAACAGCGGTGATTTCAACCAAATCATCGAGGCGCTCAATGGCGCTGAGGTCGTCATCAAGGTCGGAATCGACAAGGGCAAGGACGGACGCGCAGACCGTAACTCCATCAGCGACTGGGGTTCACCAAACCCGAGCAGCAACGGGCATAAGCTGTGGAACCAAGCGCATGAGAGTGCGCCTGAGGCGAAAGCACCGGTGCCAGCAGCAAAGACCGCCGCACCTGCGGCGACGGCTGGCAAGAAACCTGCTTGGTTGAAGTAGCTAGTTTGTTTGGGGTTGTGGGGGCGGGGCAATAATGGTTGTCTCGCCCCCCTTTTTTGGGCTAAAACCAGCGGCAAATCTTAGCCGCATGGTGTGCAGGGAGATCCTGCAACGACGCTTTTTCATTTTTGCGTCAGTGAAACAAAGGCACTTATGATTTTACGACCAAGGCAGGCGCAGTTCGTTGACGCCTGTATCGACGCACTCGGCAAGTGCGGCAACACTTTAGGCATCGCGCCAACAGGCGCAGGTAAGACGGTCATGGGCAGCGCAATCCTTGCGCCGTTCGTGAAGAAAGCACCGGTACTCGTCATTCAACACCGCGACGAGCTCGTTACTCAAAACAAGGAGACCTTCAAGCGGTACAACGCCGGCGCGAAGGTGGACGTGTTCAACGCGGAACGCAAGGCGTGGTCCAGCGGGGCGACCTTCGGGATGGTGCAGACGCTGTGCCGGCCGCTCAACTTGGCAACGATGCCAAGCGGGATGTCGGCGCTCTTCTGTGATGAGTGCCACCACATAGCGGCTGACAGCTACATGAGGATTGTGGAGGCGTTCCGCGAGAAGTCCCCGAAGGGGGTCATCTTGGGGCTCACCGCAACTCCGGAGCGTGGGGACAAGCAGGCGCTCACGGCGGTGTTCAACAACGTGGCCGACAAAATCACCGTGGGCGAGCTCATCGCAGCGAGGAACTTGGTTCAGCCGCGTGCGTTCCGGATGGACATCGGGCTCAACGACCAGCTCCAGAACGTGCAGAAGACCGGTGCAGAGTTCGACATGGGCGAAGTCGAGGCCATCATGGACAAGCGTGCGGTTCACTCGGAGATTCTGAGGCACTGGCGCGAGAAGGCGTCAGACCGGTCCTCCGTGGTCTTCTGCTCGACCATCCAACACGCGCAACACTTGGCTGAGGCGTTCCGCGACGACGGTATCTCCGCCGAGGCCGTCCACTCCGAGATGTCGGACGACGACAACGCCACCATCCTGCGCCGCTTCGACCAAGGCAAAATCAAGGTGCTCCTCAACGTGATGAAGCTGACGGAGGGCTGGGACTGCCAGCGTGTGGGGTGCGTTGTTCTGGTGCGCCCGTGCAGCCAGAAGAGCACAATGATTCAGATGATCGGGCGAGGGCTCAGGCCGTGCATCGACGCGAAGCGATACCCTGGCGTGATTAAGAGCGATTGCATCGTGCTGGACTTCGGCGCATCGCTGCTCACGCACGGTGACATCGATGCGGGAGACCGGTTGTTCGTTCGCCAGAGCGAGACCGGCGAGGCACCCATGAAGAAATGCCCCGAGTGCGGCATTCAGGTGCCGGCAGCGGTCGGGAGTTGCCCCGTGTGCGGGTACGTCTTCCCCGTGCGGGTCAACGGTGTTGAGACCATCGAGTCCTTCGAGATGTCGGAGATGCAAATCATCGAGATGTCACCTTTCCGGTGGGAGTCGATGTACAGCGACGCCGTGCGTATGGCGAACGCGCTGACGGCGTGGGGCGCAGTCATCAAGCTGGGGGAGGTGTACAACGCGATTGGCGGCGTCACCGGTGGAGCGGTCACCATCATAACCCGCACCAACTCCAAGGAGCTCGCGCTGGCTCAAGCGGACGACTTCTTGAGGCGAAACGGGGACAGAGCGAACTCGCGCAAAACGCGGTCGTGGATTAAGTTACCACCCACTGACTCGCAGCGTCAG